CTGTGGCAGTAAAACGACCAGTAGGTAAGTTGAGTAAACCCGCAACGATACCGTATTGGTTTACCTCAAACTCTGTTGCCGCAGCTTCCACGTTGAAAAGATTTCCTCTTCCCGCAGAAGTTGCACCGTCTACCGTATCCTCTGCATCTACATCAAAATCTGCTGTGGATGAGCGATAAACTAAGACCGTTGTCCTGTCAGTAGTCGGTTTGTAAGAGTGAATAACTGTAGCAGTCGCCGTTCCTACGTTTGTGACCTGTGAAACTGTCTCTCCAATTTCAAAGTTAGCACCTGAGATATTGATATCTTCAAATACCAATCCTTGTGGGAGGTTCACAAATCGATGGTCTACTCTTTCTCCGTCAACATACATATACACGTTTGTGTAAGGTTTCAATCCTTCCGCGTTAAAGAATATGTCAGTTGACTTCATGTAAGGAACGACTGATGCGTCTCTTCTAACATTGTCACCCAGTTCTTCGTTGAACTGTAATGGCAATGGAGCTTGGGGAACTCTGTCTGAAAAAGACGCAAACTGCCTTGACGAGAGTTTCCCAAACTTATCTTTCTTTGAATGATATCCCCACCAGTATGTCTGCCAGAAGTTGAAAGCCGCATTGAGGTATGAATCTTGTCCACACTCAAATAAATCGTTTTCTCCTACTTCGTTAACAGAAATAGTTGGTTTTACGTTGTGGTCAAACCAAGTGTCCATAGAAGGTGTCATCTTTAGTTGACCTTGGAACTTGGAACGAGCAAATGGGTTTATCGCCACAGTATTTGAGTAATAAGGTTGTATTACAGCGTCCACGTGAGTATGTTCCATTACGACAACCTTGTCATCGTAAGATGCAACATTCCGTGAAGCGTTCGGGGCGAATTCCATATCCCAGACTTGTACATTTTTCATCGACTGTAGAACTCTGTCTTTCGTGTCGATAGAACATGAAAACTCCGTAGTTCCAATGTCAGACTTAGAAAAGCCTTCAAATGATTCTACGTAAGATTTTACAAGTCCTGCAGGTTGACCGTAGGTATCTCCTTCTCCAATATTTGTAAACAAATCATAGTTTGGACTTATTTCTGCAAAAGTTGGTTTAATTTTCAACTCTCTTAGAGAATGAGCGTATGGGTAAACAAGGATATCAAAAAGTTCTAGTTCATTCTTCTTGACCATTGGGGCTTCAGGGTCAGTGTCTTCTCTTCCTTTGATGAGTTCTATCTCGTTTTCCGCATCTACCATTATTGTATCAATGCGTTTTGTGTAATACCCCAGAGATAATGAAACTCCATCGTTCATTGTTGGTAAGAAAAGTAGACTATCCCATACTTCACCCACCGTTGCTGGGTCATCTACATTTGTATTTGCGTAGTATGAAGAAGTATAGTTATAGTCTTGAATAGCTGGTCTGAAATCCAAGCAGTTAGCTAGCGGGATTTCCCTTCCAGCACTCGTAGTATATACAGGAATATCTTCGGGTTCGAAAACAGCAGGATAAGAATCAATGCTAAAGTAGCTAACACTTCCGATGGTGTCATGGTCAAAGTAATCAAAAACAATTCCAATTTGTCCAGTAGGTGGGTTCCCCACCAGCTTGACTCCACCGTGGTCGTAATAATCGTCTCGCTGTCCTGTATCGAGTTCGTAATTTTCTGTAACATAAACAGTATTTGCCCCAGATAACGTTCCCCCCTGAGCAGCAGTCTGGAGGTCGGCAGAAGACAGAGTTATTTTACTTCCGTTTACATCTACCTGTGAATCAATGACTGCTCTGATTCTGAATATATCTGTCTTTTGAACGCTATCAAGGCTTCCTAAAATTGTGTTAGGGTCTTCAACAATAAACCCTGTCTCAGTAAATAGAGATTTCGTCTTGAAACCCATATTCTCTGCTTCTACCGTTGCGACTACGTAAGCTTGTGTCGCGTCTCCTCTGTCTGAAATATAAAAGGTAGAAGAAGTTGCCTTTCCTGCACCACCACCAGCACCACCACCTCCAAGGGTTACAGTGTCTAATTGACCTGAGATGGCTAAAGAGTTACCAACTGGTGTGTTTACGTTGTCAACAGTCGCGGCGACGAAAACCTGAAAGTTTTCTCTCGCGTCTTGAGCTGACATCGTACCGTCATAAAATGGGAAGGTGAATTGAATACCTGAATCCACTGTCATTTGTCCCGCAGTACCAGCCTGTGGAACTATTGTGACTAACTCTCTACGTCTTGACTTGTAACTGGTCTTCACCGTTCCACCTGAAGTCCTTGCAGACTTCACTTGGTATGGTGTTTCATAGAGAAACTGAGGAGTTTGGCTTTGTTTAAATAATACGCTGTCACGAAATGTGGTTCCAAATATCGTATTACTCACCTTCCCATAATCGTTACTAACTTGATATTTTACTGAGATACTCAAGCTAGTATTGTTCTGTGCGCAAATAGATTTTACATCTTTTGACTGAAACAGTAGTCTATACCCATCGTTGTTAGCAGGCATATTAGGCATAGGATCAACGATGAGGGAACTATTCGCAAAATAATCTTTAATTCTTGTCTGAAATCCCTCAAGTTTTCCACTTGTAAACTCTATTGTGACACCATTGTAAGCGTCATCAAGCTGAGCAGTGGGACCATTGAGGGTTAACATTGTATCGTTAGCGACAACGGAAGTGGTATCACCCACTACCCCTATCGTATTCGCTATCGTTCTTGGTTGGATGTTCCAAAGAGCTAAACCATAACCATTTTTCCCTTGGTCTACATTATCGACAAAGAGTGGCATGAAGTCTCTGACTCTAGCAGTCGCAACTACTGTAGATGATATTTGAGTCAGTGTAGCTACGTTTGCGTATGGTGAACAATGAAGATGAACAACTTCCCCAAGGTTCTCCAAATCAAATGCGGCTGGACCTTGTGGGAAAGTGGCATGTCCATCTTGTTCTCCTGAGACTACAAAATAGTTTTGCAGTCCTACACCTACGGAAACATTATTGATGTACTGTGTGTCTCGTGGTTTTCTTACGGTGATGTCTTTCGACTCTTGATAGGTTGTAACCTCTTCACCGTTCTGTATTAAACCACCTTCAACTTTTATTGTGAACGTATTAGCGTTTATAATTTTCTGGTCTGTTCCGTCACCAACCAGTGCGTTGACTGTCATTGATGTGTCGGAACCTACGGCTAGGACTTCGGCTGGCCTTATCGCCTTGACCGAATAAGGGTTGTCTACTATGTTCTTTGCGGTTTGTCCTATGACAAACAAAGAAGTATTGGAAAGAACGTTTGCAACCTCATAGTCTCTGTCACCTACTGTTATGAACATTCCTGTAGAAAAGTCATCTGAGAAAGTTGTATTGTCACCAGTTATGAAACTTGAACCATTGAATGATACTGTTCCATTACCATAGTAGTTATTTTTCTCAAGATATATTCGATCGCCTACAGAAAAGTCTGTCAGGAAGGCTGTGCCTTTACCTGTTATCGTACTTTGTACGGAAGTGTTTGTGTATCCTTGAACACCCTTGTTCTGATGTTTTGACACGAGTAATGGTTCGACCTGTTCTTTTTTGTGAGTTGGTCTTGTCCTGAATGTGTCATCTGGATATATTGAATCGTAGTTTGATGAGACTTCACCCGATTTGACTCTGAAGAGTTCTACAAATCTTGTATTACCTTCAGCCTCAATGACCGTAGTGTTTGAATATGTTCGTTTTGATATGTTAAGTATCTGTCTGTATCGTGTCGCACCTGGCGCATTGTAGTTATACGCTCCGTTGGCTGGGTCCAGTAGAGTCTCTCCTATTGGTATGGATGAGTTGGTTGGACTAGCATTCTGGTCAGCTTGGTCAACAATGACTTCGTCAATGTTGAAGCCAATACTGTATGAAGGAGTATTGGAATATTTCTCTAAGATAAGGGTTTGTGGTGCAACGTAGTTGAGAAACCCTGAGAGATAGAAGACCGATTCGTCTACAGATACGATAGAAGCCACGTTTGAAGCGTTTGGTATTTTTGATGCTCCTGTAGCTGAAACTGTGGTAGCTTCTAGTGTTCTATCAGTGTCGTATATTGTGACACCGTCTGCAAAAATTAAATCTGAAAGATATCTTACGACAAGTGTATTAGGGTCAAATGAGTCTCTATCAGAAACAGCGACAACATAACCTCTAGCAACTCCGACACCACCATCAGCGGCACCGTAAATGGTCGACCCAACCCAATGTTGAGCGTTGACTATTGCGTTATCAAAGGTATTTTCTAGCTGAACTGATGCTAGAGTTGTGTCGACAGTGAGACCACCTCCTGCTATCAAATCACCGTCGCGGAATGCGACATTTGCTGCCTTAGTGATTTGGTCCTGTAAAAGGGTCTGTGTCTGTGTTAGCTCTCTGGCCTGAACCGCATATGATGGTCTGAAAAGGATGCGATAAAAATTCATCCTCTCATCAAAATCATCGTAATAGGGGTCAGAGGTAAATAGCTGGTCTGATTGGACTGGCATTCAACTTCCTATTAGAGTAATGCCCCTCGCGAGGAGGGGCAAAATGGTGTTAGAACTGAACGATGAGTTTGATATCCTCAACTTGGTCAGAAGCACGAGATACAGGTGACCTGTTCTCAACGTACAGAACATCTCCACGATATTTCTGCATGTCTGGCTTCTCCATTACCATGTTGGAGGAAGTAGCATCGTTAGCAGCTGTGACTGGGTCAGTTGCGACGCCATTTGGGTCAGCGACAGTGACACGCATAATACGTTCACCTACCTGAAAACTCCCTGGCACTCCGTCCCATCCCGCTGTAGCTACTGAACCACGACTTACTTCTGTCACGCGAAGTTCTGGATAGACCTGTGGGTCTGAACCTGAACCAAGTGTTCCAGCCGAGTTAGCGTCAGCGGTGTTGTTGTAGTCTACTACGAAAGCAGTTGCGCCTGAAACTGAACCGATGACCTGTTGGTCAGCGACATAATAGTCAGATGCAGATGCTATTGTGGAACCGATTTTGATTCGCATTGTCTGGTCAGCTAACTCAGATACATAAAGAGCTGAGTTGTCTGCAGACTGAACTGGGTCACGTACCAATCCGATTTTACGGAAGTCGTTACTGACAGTAAAAGTATTGGACTCAGAGCCCTCAAGTCTTACGTTCAGCATGACATTAAAGCCGAAAAGTTCTTCGACCAAGTTGTATCCATGTCCACCTACTGGTGACATGACTGGTCTAAAGTCTGCGGCCGTTGTGATAGTCGCGTTTGTCTGTGTAACAGCCAAGCTCGCAACATGATATCCAGAGCCAGTATTGGCTACGTACATATCTGTGATACCTGTGGTGTTTGAACCCACACCATAAGCTAATGCACCAGAACCATCACCAGCGATAGCTACTTTTGGTCCAAGCTTTACGACATCTCCACCAGCCAAAGCTAGGGTAAGGTCGAACTGATAGTTTGCATCAGCGGCTTGTGAACCAAGGTTTCCTGTGTTAGCAATAAGGGTGAAAGTTGTTCCGTTATGAGCGGAAATCTCAGCCAACATGCCTTGTCCAGTTGAGGACGAGGAAACATAAGCCCAACCACCTTCAAAACTATCTTGAGCTGGGTTGGAACCACCGTAATTGGTGAAGTCTAATGTAAGGTCTGGAGTTGCTCCACCCAAAGCTGAGGAAGTTACTTCAGCGTCGGAGAAAACATATCCAGCTCCGTTTCCAGAAGCGTTACGTATCAGAGTATCAATCGCTCCGTCAGAGCTATTGTTCTCGATTTCCCACTGGTTAGAACCATCGTCAGCTACTTCGCCAGCGTTGGAACCCATGTTTGTGAAATCGTCTGTTCGCAGTCGTTTGACTGGAATAAAAGAGGTTGTGATGAATTTGAGAGCATCAGCGGCGGAAATGGAGTAAGCGTATTTCCACTTATATCCGTCAGCAGTTGTCTCAGACACTCCAGCACTTGTATTAATACTGGAAGGCATCACGGTTGATTGTGCACCATGATTGTTGTACATACACTTGTAGACATTGAAGTCTTCGGTAACAACAAAGAATGGCTTTGAGTAGAGTGTAGAATCTTGGCTATCAAATTGGTCGTAAACTGTTCCTGAAGTCCAGTTATAGCGGTTGATAACGTGTGAAACATCGTTGGATGTTACACGCTTAGCCAAAATCATATCGTCCCAATGATTGTATTCGGTATTCTCTACAGTATCAGTTGGCGTAGGTGGGTTTGCATCGATGTTTACACTTGATGCGTCCAGCCACTCCGAAACCTTTCCAATGAAAATGAATTGGTTCGTTGATGCTGCTTCAGAGAATGCCTCGTGAAACTGTTCAGAGTTGTGGACCCTGAACTTATTAGTTACGATTGCAGGCATTTTATGCTCCTAAAATTGTATTTTGTTTGTGTAGATGTTGCCACTTCCCCTTATTTAGTGTGGGGTTTATTGGTAACGGTAATTTACGTATGGTGCGAACGCTATGTCGTCCGTAGTCCTTGGACTAGCGATAGAGTCGAGTATTATTTCTGTCGCAACAGGAACATACGGTGCGTTCATTATTATTCTATAAGA